CCGTATATGCCGCTCAAGGTTACGTCGCTGCTCAATTCGGACCTGCGCGATTTATCGACGGGTGCCGAATTTAAGGCCGCCGTGATTTTGTGGTGTCAGTCCTGGACCGAGGCGCCGGCCGGCTCGCTACCCGACAGCGACCGCAAACTCGCGGCATTTATCGGCGTCTCGCTGGACGAATTTTCGGGCTTAAAAAATATGGCGTTGCACGGCTGGATTAAATGCAATGACGGTCGTTTTTATCATCCGATAATTTGCGACCTCGCCCTCGTCGCCTTCAAAAACCGGCGCAAGCAGTCGGAAAACTCGGCGAAACGCTGGGCGAAGGAAAATGGGCCGAAAATCCCTTCGAAGCCGAATCCGCATCCCATGGTAGATGACGAAGCATCCCGCCGTATGCCAAAACCGATGCAAGGTAAGGTAAGGGAAGGTAAGGTAAGAGAATCCCCCCTACCCCCCATAGCCGATGCCGTGGGATCGAAGCGCCCCAGGCCTTCGGAATTGATTTTCGTCTCGGAAATTAACGGGCAAAAATTCGACGTTCCGCTCGCCGACATGCTCGACGACCTGGCCTCCGGCGCTCAGCGGAAAATCACCGAGGACCAGCGGAAAAAAGAGGCCTGGTTTATTTCCGTCGGCGTCCTGCGTTGCCTCGGCGTCGACGAGAAGGCCGCCAGGACCGTCATCGGCGAAATGAGCCGCAAACACGATTTCCTGGCCGAGGAGGTCGAGCAGGCCGCCCTGGCCGTCTGGAACGCCAAGCCCAACAGCGCCAAGCCCTATTTTGTCAGCGTCTGCGAACGGATCGCAGCAGAGCGGAGGAATTAATTCGATGGGACATTTCGCAAACGTCCCGACCGGCGATTTTCGCCTCGGCCAGGTCAGCCGGGAATTTCTTGAGAAAATCGGAGTGGGCGACAAAATCCCCCGGGCCCATAGCGTCGAATTTGTGATCGACTCGGGCGACGATTGGGCCATGGCGCTTTGGCACACCCTGCGCCGCGTTAGGGTATATGTCAGCGTTGTAGCGATCAGGGCCGCTATATCATCGACGGAAACCGGCCAGGAAAAATCACCAGAGGCCATGAACGTGGTTTTAGGTGGTCAGGTAGCGCCCGACGCGGAAAAGGGCTCTACGGCGTTCTTTTCGAACCCCGTCGACAACACCGGATACACCGGCATGATGCATCGCCACCTCGTCGAGACTGCCCGTCGGTCGATCGACACACTCGGAATTAAATCCGGCGTCCAGGAAACCCCCGATCCGGTTTCGCGCATGCTCGTCGACATTTTCGCGGAATTGCGAGCGCACCCCGTGCTTTTCGAAGCCCTGGCCGCTGAACTCGGATATCCGCAAAATCGGGGAATTAAATCATGATCACCGCCGGAAACCTCCGCATGGCCGCGCACGCCTATGTTCGCGCCTGCGCCGCTGCGAATAATTTCGCCATCGCAAACGCCTTCGAAAAGGCGGAGGCCGAGAAGGCCGCGGACAAGGCCGGCGAGCGATTGGAAGAGGCGGCCCGGCAGTTCGTGACGCAGGAGGCGGCGGCCGCCCAGGTCGACGCGTCATGACCCCGCTTGAAATCGCCAAGGCCTGGGCGTTCGGAATCGTTGTGGCGCTCGCCTGGCCCTACCTCGTCGGATTTATCGCGGCCGCCGTGGCCGACTTTCGGAAGTGGAGAAATAAATGGAAACCGCGTTCATAGACGTCGCCGTACCCGCCCTCGGCGAATTCCTCGCCCTTCTCCCGCCGAGCGTCAAAATCGTCGGGACGGGCCCATTCCCGCACAACTATAGCGCCGGCGGTGTCTGCCGGTTCATATTGGACGTTTCGGCGACAGGTCGCGCGGGCGGGCGCTGGACGGCCGAAATCAGCGTTACTCCATTCAGCAAAACGGCCACCTTTGGCCCAGAGGGGAAATAACCGATGACCGGGAAATTCCAGGAGGCTATCAGCGGCCTCAAGACGCTGGCGATCACCAAACGACGCGAGGCCGAAAGCGCCCGGGGCCAGGCTGAGCGGTGCGAAGGTGATGCCAGGGACTTTCGAACGATCGAGGCCAGCCATGAGGCCGCCGCGCTCGAGCTCGACGAGGCGGCCGCCCTCCTGGCAGGCCCTCGGAAACTCACGCCCGAAGAGCAAGCGCAACTCGCCGAGTTCGTGAGGGAGTTCGCCGAAAGCACCGCCCGCGCCGCGGGTCGTATTTTTCCGCCCGGCTTCGATTTCAGGCTCGGCGCCGGCGGGAGGGTTCGCCGATGAAATTCCGCCTCATAAGCCGCCAGGGCGTGCTTGAAGGAACCGGCGAAATTCCCGACGCCTTCGCCGGAAGGCTGAGCATCATTATCTGGGCGGGCCGGTGCTTCATGGTCGGATCCGAAGAGACGCACTACGACGACCAAGGCGCGGCCCACGAAGCCGCCGGCTTTTTCGAAGTCCTCGGCCAGGCCTTGGATCATCACCAGGTCACGCCCCCGCACAAGGTCGCCGAGCGCTGGACCTCACCGACGGCGATCGGGCGCATGGCCGAGAAGGCGCCCGACGTGGTCGACAGCGTGGCGCCGGGTTATGTGCGCGACAGTGGATCCGACTACATGGCCAGGCGCGGAGAGTTCGGCGCCTTGGCCCAGCAGGAGGCCCGGGATAGGGCCATGGGCACCGAGGCGCTACCGGAAGGCGCTCGACCCGTTCGGCGCAGGGTTGAGCCGATCGGAAGCCCGGACGGCCGGCCATCGCTCTACATGGATGGCGGGCCCGTCGACGACAGCGGCGAGCGCATTCGCTGGGATGTGGTCGACTGCAACGACCCGCGCCCTAACCCGGCCCTGGTCCGTGAGATCGGGGAGCCAGAGAGCGACAAGGCGCTCTGGGCCCTAGGCGATCCAGAGGCGAAGCCGCAGACATTCCTTGGCCTCAAGCCCGTTCCTGTGCTTCACGAAGGCGCTACCCTTCGCGAGGCGATGGAGAAATGCGAGGCCGCCCAGGATCGGCTAGACGTGCCGCCCCCTGGGTGGGTCCGCCCTGCCATCGTCGATGGCCCGGACGGGGCGAAGGATGATCCGAACCTTTCCCTACCCCGGGGCATAAGGCGCGTTCCGCCTCTTCCCGATGGCGGTATCAAGCCGCCTCGGCGCAGGGGTGAGCCGTCGTGAGCGCCCTATTGGCCTACATCGACAGCCTTCCCTGGTATCAGGGGGTTTTCGTGACCACGCTTTTGGTTGGGTTTGTCTGGAACGTGGTGCGCCCCTGGGTAAAGCTTGGGGACGCCTTGGACGCACACGCTAAGAAGGCGGCGTATGAGCTTGACCAGCGGAAGAAGTGGGACAAGGCGTGACCACCTCCCGCACCTATGACGCCAAGCGCAGGGCTGAGAAGCCCAGCCGGGCCTGGTACAAGTCCAAGGCGTGGAAGATCCGCAAGGCGCAACAGCGCGCCGAGCACCCGACCTGTTGCTTGTGCGAGAGGGGCGGGATCGTTCGTCTTATGTCGATCGTCGACCACCACCCTCGGCACAACGAGGATTATCGCCAGTTCTTCGAAGGCCCGTTGCGCAGCCTGTGCAAGCCGCACCATGACAGCGAGGCGCAGGCCGACGAGGCGAGGGGCTTCTCGACCGAGATCGGGGACGACGGCTGGCCCATCGACTCGGCCCATCCCATGGTCAGCGGTGCACCGAGCAGGAAGGGCGCCCCAGGGCCGAAGCCGTTCGGACGTCCCGCCGTGGCGGGTCGCTCCCCTCCGCCCCCTGGCGCCCCATCCCCGCGCCTCGGCGCCCGGCCACGGAGGGGGTAGGCGGGTCGAGAGTCTAGGCCTTGAGGCCTGGGGACCGGCGTGGGGAGCTTCGCTTTCAACGCCGCACAATTTTGAAGGGGGGTCGATTTTCGGCCAGGATGACATGAACGAGAAGAAAATCAGGATTTGCAAAGTCTGCCCGGCCCCGATCACTGATAGGACCAGGTCGAAACGTTGCGCGGCCTGCCGCCTGCCGGATCCCCGCCTTTGCAAGCCGTCGGTGCGCGTTTGGCCGATCTGATCACCCCGAACCGCGCCGGCGTCCCGTTCGGCGGCCCTTGGCCATTTCCCATCGTCGCGGGGAAGCTGCAACCGGGCGCGGATATGCTCCTCTACGCCAGTCGAACCGGGACGAAACAAAACCTGGCGGCCATGTGGGCGCACGGAATCCGCCTGCTCGTCTCCTGTGAGGGCGCGTGGCGCGACGAGGGTTTCCCGGCCTGCTGGGACAACGGCGTTTATTCGCTCTTTCAGCTAGGCCTTGAGTTCAACCCCGATAAATTCGACCGGTTTCTCGATACGATGAAAGGAGATCCCGATTTCATCGTCGCCCCTGACATTATCGCCGGCGGCCAGCGGTCGCTTGATCTGTCGATGCGGTGGAATAACCGCTGTCGAGCTCGCTCTAACCTGATCCTTATTCCGGTGCAGGATGGCATGACGGCCGACGATCTTCGCCCGCTGGTCAGCCGCAACACGGGAATATTTCTCGGAGGAACGACGGATTGGAAGCTGTCGACCATGCGCTATTGGGGCGAGTTCGCAGCCGCGGCCGGCTGCTGGTACCATGTCGCGCGGGTTAACACCTTGCAGCGGTTCGCCGCCGCCCAGGATGCGGGCGCCGACAGCGTCGACGGCAGTAGCGGGACGAGGTTCGCGAAGAATATTCCCAAGATCGACGCGGCAAGGCGCCGCCGCGATCTGATCTCAGCCAAGGCGCCTTGGATGCAAGACGATGACGGAACCTACCAGGGCCCTACAGGGGGGCCTCGAGGCTCGATTTATTATCGAGCGAACCGACGGCGCTCCGATTCCCTCTGACCGCCGGTATAGTCTCCTCCTGGACTTCTCCGGCGCCGACCGCCGCGCGATCGTCGCGGCCAACGCCTATGCGGACGAGGCCGAAAAGGACGGGCTTCACGAACTCGCCACGGATATTCGCGCGGCGCTTGCCAATCCGGCCGCCGCCCCGCCACAACATCGCTACGCTTGAAAGGGATCGAAAATGACGGAAAAAGACCAACAGGCGAGCGAAGCGCTCGAGGAGGTCGGATCGGCGCTCGCGCTGGCCCTGGCCGGGCTGGCGAGTGACATGCTCGCCGGAAAAAAGCGGATCGTCGTGGTTTCGGACCCGTTCTGGACGAAGCACACGCCGCCAGGCGAGAACCACGGCTTGCTGGCGATCGGCTATCGCCACACGATCGAAGTCGAGGACACGGAAATTCCCGACTGCGCGACGGCGGGCGCTTGACGCAAGGCGGCTGATTTGGTTTCTGGTCCTGTCTGTTCCTTTCCAGTGAACCGGGGGACCAGAACTCGCCGCCAGGGTTTGCCGACTTTCCCCCGATCGTCACCCCCCGGCCCTGGCGGCGGGTCGTAATTCGCCCGAACGGGCAACCGAACATTCCGAGAGGCTCGGTCTGGTACGGCTCGCAAGGCCCCCAGCCGTCGCAGGACGATCAGGATCTCAGATCGCCGAGCCGCATGAGAGCGACGCCTAGGGGCATCCCGAGTGGATGCTAACCGAATCGTCTGGCGCGACCCGCCCGCGAAACCCGCCGCCTTCCATGGCCGGCGGGTTTCGTGTATCTGGGCTGCATCGGGCCAGAGGTGACATAATCCCTCCCTTCTGGCGCCGGGCGGCCGGGTAGCTCAGCTGGTAGAGCCTTGGTGCGCGGGTTCGAGTCCCGCTCTGGCCGCCCGGCCTGCCGTTTGACCGCTGGCGGCCTTTCGCGCATCTTCCGCCCCATGAGCACCCGCGGGCCAAAGCCGAAACCGTCTCACTTGAAACTTGCGGCCGGCAACCCGGGCAAGCGCCCGATCAATGCCAATGAGCCCAAGCCGCCGGAGCTCGACCGCCCGCCGACCTGCCCGAAGTATCTCGGCAAGGTCGCGGCCGCCGAATGGAAGCGCGTTGTTCGCGATCTCTGGAAAATGAAATGCCTCGCAGGCATCGACGTGGCCATCCTCGCCGGCTACTGCGACGCCTTCGAAACCTGGATCCTGGCCAAGCGGCAAATCGAGGCCTGGCGCGCCGAGGAGAAGGCTTTCGAGCGACTGCAGGTCCAGCACCTGGCCGCGGCGGCCGAGGCGAAGGCGGCCGGCCAGGATCCGCCGGCGCCGCCGAAACGGCCGGAAGGTGCGTTTGACGGACTCCTGGCGTATACGACGAACGGAAACCTCGTTCAGAACCCCCTGCTCGGGATCGCGAACAAGGCCCGGGCGGACGTGTTGCGCTTCGCCGCTGAACTCGGAATGACGCCCAGCGCGAGGACCCGTCTTGACGTCAAGCCGCTCAGCGAAGAGCCCGCGAACTCCTCGAGGTTCTTCGGCCGCGCGGGCTGAACCCGTCGACGACGTCACCGCCTACGCCCTGGCCGTCCAGGCTGGCGAGATCATCGCCGGGCCCCATGTTCGCGCCGCGGCCGATCGCCACCTCGACGACCTCGAGAAGGGGACGGATCGGTCGCTCTACTTCGACGCCGGCGCCGCCCAGGACTTTTTCGACTTCTGCGCCGAGTGCTGCACCGTCACGGTCAACGGCCGATCGGTCCCGTTCATCCTCTCGCCGGCCCAGCGGTTCAAATACGGGTCAATCTTCGGCTGGAAGGTCGCCGAGGGTAACGCCCTGGACTTCGAACCCGGGACGCGCCGCTTTCGAACGGCTTTCATCGAAGAGGGCAAGGGGAACGGCAAGTCGCCAGGCGCTGCGGCCGTCGGCCTGTATTTCATGCTCGCCGACGGGGAAGCGAACGCCGAGGTCTACGCCGCCGGGTCGAAGAAAGACCAGGCGATGGTCTTGTTTCGTGACGCCGTCTCGATGGTCACGAACTCGCCGGAGCTGTCATCGCGCGTCGTCAAGTCGGGCGTGCGGCCGGTCTGGCAACTGTCGTTCGTACCCAGCAATTCGTTCTTTAAGCCGATCGCCAACGATGAGGGCCAGAGCGGCCCGCGCCCGTCGTGCGGCCTGATCGACGAGATCCACGAACACAAGGACCGCTACACGGTCGACATGATCGAGGCCGGGTTCAAGTCGCGCGCCCAGCCGCTGCTTTTCATCATCACCAACAGCGGAACAGACCGCCAAACGGTCGCCTACGAGTATCACGAACACGCCTGTCACGTGGCGGCGCGCGAAGTCGAGGACGACTCCTTTTTCGCCTACGTCTGCGCCCTGGACGATGGCGACGACCCGTTTACGGACGAGTCGTGCTGGGCCAAGGCGAACCCGGAAATCGACGTCATCCTCAAGCGGTCCTATGTCCGCAAGCGCGTGGCCGACGCTCTGCACCAGCCGTCCAAGCAAAACGACGTCATGCGCCTCAACTTCTGCATTTGGACGGAAGCGGATCGGGCGTGGATGACGAAAGCGGCCTGGGAGCGCACCGAGCGCCGGCCGCCTCACCGCAAGCGCGACCTGGTCATCGAGGACTTCGTCGGCGCCGAGGCCTACGGCGGCCTTGACCTGTCGTTCTCGCAGGATCTCACCGCCCGGGCGATCGACTTCCCCGAAACGATCGCCGGGGCGCTGCACCATCACCTGTTTTTGACGTTCTGGACGCCGGAAGAGACCTTGCTCGAGCGCGAGCGCCGCGACCGCGTCCCCTATAGCCTCTGGGTCAAACAGGGCCTGTTGACGCCGACGCAAGGCAAGATCGTCCAAATGGGCGAGGTCGGCCGCCAGCTGCACGAAGATCAGGAACGTTTCGACCTCCGGTTCGTGGCGTTCGACCGCTATCGCCACAAGGACCTCAAGGATCGCATGGCCGACGGCGGGTTCGACCCGCCGATGATCGAGCACCCGCAGGGTTTCCGCCGCGCCGCGCGCCTGGACGAGGCCACGGCGATTCGGTTCGGCCTGTTCGATGAGAAGGGGAGCCCGGCCGAAAACCCGCTTTGGATGCCGTCCTCGATCGAGGAATTTGAGCATTCGATCATCGAAGAGCGCTTGTGGACTCCGGTTAACGCGGTCCTGCGATGGAACATCGCCGGCGTGACGCCGCGTGACGATCCGGCCGGAACGGGTAATAAGGTCTTTGACAAGCGCAAGGCAACGGGCCGGATTGACGGCGCGGTCGCCGCTGCGATGGCCATCGGGGCGGCGGCGGCCCGATTCACAGATGGGGGCTCGGCCTTGCTGGACTTCCTCGCTAACCCGGTGATGACGCGATGAGCATTCTTTCGAAATGGTTCGGCCAGCGCATCGGACTTACCGACAGCGGGTTCTGGGGCGCTTTCTTCGGCGGGAGCAATTGGGCGCAGAAGCCCGTCACGATCGACACGGCCCTACAGCTGTCGACGGTCTGGGCCTGCGTCCGCCTCCTGGCCGGAACGATCGCGACGCTTCCGCTCAACCTCTATGAACGCACCGCCGCCGGCCAGGTCGTCGCCAGCCGCCACACCCTGCAGTCGCTCCTGCATGTCTCGCCGAACGCCGATCAGACGCCGCTCGAATTCATCGAGGGCCTGGTCGCCTCGATCGCGCTCCAGGGCATGGGATACGCGCTCAAGGACATTAACGGCGCCGGCGACGTCTCGTCGCTCATCCCCTGGGATCCTGACAAAATCCGCCCGGTTCGCCTGCCCGACGGCCGGCTCGTCTATCGGACAAACTACCCGGACGGGACTCAGAAGGATCTGCCGCCCGACCGCGTGTTCGTGGTCAAGGGGTTCATGAACGGCGCGAACCGTGACGTCGGCCTTTCCGTGATCCAGTATGGGACACAGACGTTCGGCAACGCCTTGGCCACCGAAGAGACCGTCGGCCGCACCTTCGCCAACGGCCTGACCTCGGCCGGCTATTTCCAACTCGATAACCCGGCGATCAAGCTGGACAAGGAAAAGCGGGCGCAGCTGCAGTCGATCCTCGACGACTTTGCGGGCGCCTCGAACGCCGGAAAGCAGATCCTGCTCGAGGCCGGGCTTTCCTGGAAGCCGATGGCGATCAATCCCAAAGACGCCCAGATGCTCGAGGAGCGCGGATTCAACGTCGAAGAAATCTGCCGGTGGTTCCAAGTTCCGCCGTTCATGATCGGCCACACCGAGAAGACGACCAGCTGGGGAACCGGCCTCGAGCAACAGATCCTCGGCTTTCAAAAGTTCGTGCTGAACACCTATCTCAAGCGCATCGAGGAGGCGATTAATCTGCGCCTGCTCAAGCCCGAGGAGCGCGGGACGTTCTTCGCCAAGTTCTCGATCGAGGGCCTGTTGCGAGGCGACAGCGTGGCGCGCGCGGCCCTCTACAGCTCGAGCGGACAAAACGGCTGGATGAATCGCGACGAGATCCGCGAGCTCGAGGATTGGCCGGCAATCGGCCCCGCCGGCGGCGGCCAGGTCTTCACCGTCCAAGCCAACCTCATGGACCTTTCCCAGATGCCGGGCCACAAGCCAGCGGCCGGCAACGCCAAGCCCGAAACCACCACCACGCCCCCAGGAGGCTAAGCCATGCGCTATCTTCACGTTCTGGCGGCCTTCGCCGCCATGCCCTGGGCCCTACAGCCCGACTATCTGCGCGCCGCCGTGCAGATCCTATCGACCCGCGCGGCCGGGCTGGATCCGCCGGAAACCGAGGCCGCCCTCACCAAGAAGCGCGAGGCCGAGGTTCAGCGCCAAGAGGGCGCGATCGCCGTTATCCCGGTGTTCGGCGTGATGGCGCAGCGGATGAGCGCCATGGACGAAATGTGCGCCGGCGGGACCTCGCTCGACCGGGTCATGTCCAATTTCCGGGCGATGCGTGACGATGACCGCGCCAAGGCGATCGTCATGCACCTGGACACGCCCGGCGGCTCGACTTACGGCGTGGAAGAGGCGCATGCGGAGATCATCGCGGCGCGCGGGATCAAGCCGA